GAAGGTCAATTTTGGGTTGTAGATTATAGAACAAATGATGGAAATAAATCAAAATCTTTTAGAACTGAAAAAGAATCTATTGAATTTGAGGATAAAGTAGCTAAAGATTTCATGAGTGAAGATAAAAACTCATTTATTAAAGGTAAAGATCATTGTAGAACTAAGTAATATGAAAAAAAGCGATTTAAAGAATATTATACTAGAAGCATACCAAGAAGTTTTATTAGAAGGTTTATTAGATGAGCTAGAGGAAGCTGAAGAAGAAACTGAAGAAAAGCCAACACCTGAAGAAGAACCTGATATGGATGCACCAAAAGAGACTGTACTCGAAGATGCAACAGATACTATTTTAGCTAAGTTTCCAACCTTGAAACAGGCTATTGTAAAATTACAAACAGAAGACTTTTTAGAATTTGTAGATACAATAGATTGGATCTCTCCAAGACCGACCGCTTTTAGAATTAACCTCAAGAACGGTCAAGACTACGAGTTAAAGTGGATGGGTAAAACCTTTGTTGCTAAAATTCTAGGTAAACGATACACCCTTTCCAATATTTCAGACTACCAACAAGCTCTAGACAAACTTGCAATACTCTACTCAGAATCACCAATGAAAGGCGCAGGGGAAGACTCAGTATCAGGATCAGATGTAGCAGACGCATCTGGGGGCGGTGGGGAATTTCCAGGGGAAGAAGGAGAAGCCGCCGGGGGAGAAGATGACTTTGCAGCCGATGATACAACAGCCGGAGGCGGAGAAGAGGCAGGAGGAGAAGACTTATCAGGAGAACCAATAGACTTCGAAGACGGAGAAGAACCAGAAGCATAATGACTTTAATAGATAAAATTATACAAGAATGGTCTTATAGAACTAATAAAGGATATCCTGATATTAATAATCAAGAGGATATGGCTTTATTTGAAGCTATGTTTGAAGTAAAACTTACAGATAAAGTAAAAGAAGAAACTCAACAAACCAACCAATCAGTCCAGGATTTAATTAAACTTTTAAATTCGAAAGAACAAGAATTATCTCCAGAACAGAATGCTAAGCTTTATTCAATTATTAAGAAAACCGGGAAAGGGTATACTACTTCTCTAATTAATGCATTAACTAAAAAAGGGTTAGGAGAAGAACAAGCTCTTTTAATTGCTGGGTATGCAGATAAAAATAACATAGAAAACAATATAATTTCCTCGCTTAATAATAGTAATAATACATACGATAAACTGTCTAAATCAGGAAACCTCTCAAGCGAGTTAGCAAATATAACCGGTATAGATTCAAAACATATTAATAAATTAATTAGCTTCTCCCCGGGTTCCGATCAAAAAGGAGTTGGGAGAGGAGAGATGGCTTTAATTTGTCTTCTTAGCGATACTAAAAAAGCAGCAAAAGGGGATGTAGTAACAGCTAATGGTAAAGTAGAACTAAAAGCTTCTTCTTTAAATAAGAAAGGAACATTAACAGGTGCAATACTAGCTCCAAAAAAGATTTCAGGAAGAGGAGATAGTATAGGTGAAATAGTTTCAAACATATTAAAATTCTTCCCGGAAGAAGATGCTAAGGTATTAATACCGCTTAAAAATGCAGGATGGACGGGAAGGTTATTCCACTATTTAAACGTTCTTAAACAAACATCTGATAAAAATAAGGAAAACCAATTTTACATAAACCTTAAGAAACTTTTAGATGATATATACGGCCCAGGGGTAGTAAAGGTAGAAACTGCGGACCTAAATTCCTTATCGCAATTTAATTTAAGAATAGCAAAAGATCTTGCCAAAGCATACATAGAAGAAATAGCACATCCTATAATGTTTATTAGTAGTGACCTAGACTATAAAATAATAAGTAATAGTCAAGACCTTGAGCAGGAGATTGGTAACTCTATAAAGATAGTAACAACAGTTTCTGATTATACTCCTAGACTTGCATTAATAAAGTAGAATAAAATAATGAGTTATGAGTCAAGACATAAAAAAAATAATTGCACAGGAGTACATCAAGTGTGCAAAGGATCCGGCGTACTTTATGAGAAAGTACTGCCATATACAACACCCACAGAGAGGTAGGATACTCTTTAATCTATACCCATTTCAAGAGAAAGTTTTACATTTATTTAGAGATGAGCAGTTTATTATAACACTTAAATCTAGACAATTAGGCATATCCACACTAGCATCAGCATACAGCCTCTGGTTAATGTTGTTTCATAGGGATAAAAACATACTTGCACTAGCAACCACACAGGCCACAGCTAGAAACCTTGTAACAAAGGTTATCTTTATGTATGACGAACTACCAAGGTGGCTAAAGCTACCATCTGTTGAAAAGAACAAACTATCACTAAGACTAAAAAACGGCTCTAAGATACAGGCTAAATCATCGAATGCTGATGCAGCTAGATCAGAAGCGGTATCTCTACTATTAATAGATGAAGCCGCTTTTATAGACAATATTGATGAAACCTTTGCAGCAGCACAACAAACACTAGCAACAGGTGGACAATGTATGGCTCTATCAACACCTAACGGTATTGGGAATTGGTTCCACCAGACATGGGAAAAAGCAGAAACAGGAGAAAATTCCTTTATGCCTGTGAGACTGCCATGGAGTGTGCACCCTGAAAGAACTCAAGATTGGAGAGATATGCAGGACCGTGATTTAGGACCACGCATGGCAGGGCAGGAGTGTGATTGCCTATGGGGAGAGAGTAGGGTACAGGTACTTGACAAGCATACTAATATAGAGCAGAATGTAACATTAGAAGAACTTTATTCACTTATATCGCAAGAAGGCGACTATCTATAATAAAGAAAGGCACTCTTGTGATAAATCATACTAAGTTATATTGGGATAAACTAAAAGAAGAGTTGGAAGCTATTGAGCTTTATTCATATATAGAGACAAGAGATCTACTACTTGAAGGAGAACTATATAAGAGCTACATAGGTAAAGCTAAAAATAGAACTTTCATTAAAGAGCACCCTAAACTATATAAATCAGTACTTGAACATACTACTAAATTAGAGGAGTTATTTACAAACCAGAAGACATACAAAACAGCTTACAACCTAACACATAGACTTAAGTTTATCACAGAGCTAGATAGAGATATTAGTAAATTAAAATGCGAGTGTGGTAGAAAGTATAATTGGACACAGTATTGTAGAAAATGCCCAGACCCTAAGAGAAATCAATTAGGTAAACCACATACTGAGGAAACTAAACGGAAGATGAGAGTATCTACTTTAGCGTATTTAACAAAATGTAAAGGCCAATTAGCTCCTAGGTATAATATAGACTCTATTAAGGTAATAGAGGAGTACGGAAGAAAGAACGGGTATAAGTTTATGCATGCTGAAAATGGAGGAGAATTCTTTGTAGAGCACCTTGGGTACTTTTTAGACGGATACGACCCTATAAGTAATGTAGCTTTAGAAGTAGATGAAAAACACCACTTTGATAAGACCGGTGAATTATGTAGTAAAGATACTACTAGACAGAAGCAAATAGAAAAGAAATTAGGATGTACATTTATAAGGGTGAAGTATGATAGAAATTAGAAAGAACACAAGGTACGAGATAATGACCCCAGACGGCTATAAACCTTTCTCTGCTATTAAGAAAACATCTAAATCAGAAGTTATACATTTTATACTTTCCAACAGTGTAGAGATACAGTCTTCTTTAGACCATAGGTTTATAGTTGACGGACTAGAAGTTCTTGCTAAAAACATAAAACCGGGGGATATTCTACAGAAAGATGTAACAGTGGTATCCATTGAAAAGATAGAAGGAGACTTCATATTATACGACCCAGTAGACGTAGGCACTAAGCATCTATTCATTGCTGACAAACTCGTATCCCATAACTGTGATTTCTTAGCTTCTGGAGATACAGTATTTGAACCAGATGATCTTTTATTTTACGAACAGACTTATCAAAGAGACCCTGTCGAAAAAAGAGGGGTAGATAGTAATTTATGGATTTGGGAATCACCAGACTACACTAAAGACTATATAGTTGTAGCGGATGTCTCTAGAGGAGACTCTGCCGATTATTCTGCATTTCACATATTTGATGTAGAAACTTGTACCCAAGTAGGGGAATACAAGGGCAAAGTATCACCCAAAGATTTTGGTAATGTTCTTGTAGGTATAGCAACAGAATATAATGAAGCACTTCTTGTAATAGAGAATGCCAATATTGGGTGGGCTACTATAGAACAGGTAATGGAACGTGAATATAGAAACTTATATTACAGTTCAACAGGTAATATGGAGACAGTAGAATCGTATATGTCTAAATATGAAAGAGATAAATTAGTACCAGGCTTTACAATGTCTATGAAAACACGACCTTTAGTTATCGCCAAGATGACTGAGTATATTAGGGAGAGATCTGTAATAATACAATCTAAACGTACAATGGGGGAGATGAGAGTATTTGTTTGGAAAAACGGAAAGCCCCAAGCACAAACAAATTACAATGACGATTTAATTATATCATGTGCTACTGCATTGTATGTACGAGATACTGCATTAAGACTAAGACAACAGGGAATGGACCTAACCAGAGCACAAATGTCCTCTTTTAGTAATCTAAACACTCAGAATAGAGTAGTTATGTCTTCAGTTGGAAATCAGAGAGAAAATCCATATATTATAAAGACAGCCTACGGGGATGAGGATATCACCTGGCTTCTATAAACCAACTATTTATATATAAATATTATTTCAATGGCGGATACTTCACTATTTGGCAGACTTAAAACACTCTTTGCTTCTGATATTGTAATCAGAAACGTAGGAGGTAATGAGTTAAAGATTGCCGATGTTAATCAAATACAGCAGACTGGTAAATACCAGACAAACTCACTTATAGACAGGTTTAGCCGTCTATATATTTACAACAATAAAAATATATTTAATCCTAACTTGAATTATCAAACATTAAGGATTCAATTATATTCTGATTATGAAGCGATGGACACCGATCCTATTATAGCTTCAGCATTAGATATTATTGCCGATGAAGCATGCACTAAGAACGATCAAAACGAAATCTTAGCGATTAAATCATCAGACGAAAACATTCAAAAAGTTCTTTATAATTTATTTTACGATGTATTAAACATCGAGTTTAACTTATGGTCATGGACTCGTAATATGTGTAAATACGGTGATTTCTTTTTAAAATTAGAGATAGCTGAGAAGTTTGGAGTTTACAATGTACTTCCATATACAGTTTACCATATGGTGAGAAGAGAGGGTATAGACCCAGAAAACCCTTCCAAAGTTTCATTCCAACTAGACCCAGACGGATTAGCATCTTCACAGAATCCAAACTACTTACCCAAGAGAAAATCAGACCAAAGAGTAGTAGAGTTTGACAATTACGAAATTGCTCACTTTAGACTAATCTCAGATACAAATTACCTACCTTACGGCCGTTCTTATTTAGAGCCAGCCAGAAAAATCTTTAAACAGGTAACTTTAATGGAGGATGCAATGTTGATTCATAGAATCATGAGAGCTCCAGAAAAGAGAATGTTCTATATAAATGTAGGAAACGTACCACCTACAGAGGTAGAACAGTTCATGCAAAAGACTATCAATGGAATGAAAAAAACTCCTTATATTGGAGATGATGGACAATATAACTTAAAGTTTAATATGCAGAACATGATGGAAGACTTCTACATGCCTGTAAGAGGAGGTGATACTTCTACTAGAATTGAAACTACTAAAGGATTAGAGTATGACGGTGTAACAGACGTTATATACCTACAAGCTAAGATGTTTGCAGCATTAAAGATACCAAAAGCTTACTTCGGGTACGAAGGAGATTTATCAGGTAAAGCAACATTAGCAGCAGAAGACATTAGATTTGCTAGAACTGTAGAGAGAATTCAAAAGATACTGGAATCTGAATTAACTAAGATTGCACTAGTACATCTATACACACAAGGATTTACCGGAGAGAGTTTAACCAATTTTGAAATTAAACTTACTACCCCTTCTATTATATTTGAACAAGAAAAAGTCGCTCTTATGAAAGAGAAAATTGATCTTGCAAATCAAATGAAAGACTCTAAATTATTCTCATCAGATTACATATATGAAAACCTATTTAACTTATCAGAAGATGAGTATATGGAAATGAGAGATTTAGTTAGGGAAGATTCCAAACGCCTATTTAGAATAGCACAAATTGAGAATGAAGGTAATGATCCTGCTAAATCAGGAACAACTTACGGAACCCCTCATGACTTAGCTTCAATGTACGGTAGAAGATCTACTTCAACACCAAAAGGTGGAGGCCCGGGAGAAGTACCAGCAGGATATGAAGAAGAAACCCCGGATTGGGGAGAACCAGGCCCAGAAGGAGGAAGACCGACTGAAAAAGCCTCAGTATACGGAACAACAGCCGGTTTAGGAGGAAGAGACCCTTTAGGCACCCACGGGATGCACGGCGGATACCCATCAGACAACGAGAATGTAATGGAGAACATGGTCACTAAAGGAGTTTACCATAAAAATAAAGCAGCACTAAAAAATATAGTGTTTTCTAAAGAAACTATATCTGAACCAGATATGATGAATGAAGATAACATTAAAGATTTAGGTAATTAGTCCATATTTATTATAGTAAACGTATACAATGAAAGTAAAACACTCGAAATTTAGAAATACAGGTCTTATTTTTGAGCTACTAGTAAAACAAATAGCTTCGGACACTCTAAATAATAAAGATTCCGCTGCTGTTAATATTGTAAAAAAATATTTTACCGGTAGAACAGCCCTGGCAAGGGAATTCAAATTATATGAATTCATTGTTAAAAATAAGAATGTATCCCAGTCTAAAGCAGAAGCCATTGTTTCTACTATTACGGAAGTATCTCGTAAGCTAGATCAAAAAGCTTTAAAAGAGCAAAAATACGGATTAATATCTGATATTAAAGAAGCGTATAATGTAGATGAATTTTTCGGCATTCAAGTAAGGGATTATAAAGCCCTTGCCGCTCTGTACTGTTTATTAGAAGCACAGAATAATGCTGATTTAGTAAGCCCTTCTTTTCTTGTGGATAATAAAACCACAATTTTAGAACACCTAACATCATCACCACAGAAAGAAGCAGATGTAAAGGACACATTAATTGAAGAGTACTCTAAGTACGATAAAGATTTACGTCTTCTTACATTTAAAATACTATTAGAGAAGTTTAACGACAACTACAAAGACTTACTCCCAGAACAGAAAAACATATTAAGAGAGTTTATTACGTCAGTAAACTCAAATAAACGTTTACATACAATTGTAAATGAAGAGTTAGTTAAAATAGCTGAACAGGTTAGACAATTATCTTTAAAGGTAAAAGACGAGGTAGTTAAAATTAAATTAGATGAAGTATCTAAAGCTATTAAGCCTCTAACCAACAAGGAAAGAGTAACCGATAGCCACTTAGTTAACCTTATGCAATACTATGAATTAGTTAATGAGTTAAAAACTGTATAGTGAAAAGATCAGACTTAACTAGGTTAATAAAGGAAATGCTTGACGAAGCAAATATTACCAGTACCGGAGGAGCATCTTTTTCACCAGGAGATGGAGCACAATATGCGACACCAAAAGCTTTCGGAAAAGGTAATAAAGCTAAGAAAACATTAACAAAATTAGGATACAAACAGGTTAGCCGTCCTACACGGCCATCACATACAAAAGGATTTGATTATATATAGATTATGAAGATAAAATCAGTAACAGAGAGATATAGAGCCGTAAACGAAGGCACTATGACAAAAAAGGAATTTGTCCGTCAAATGAGACAACAGTACCCTATGCATGTAACTCAATTTAACGGATTTGACGACTCAGTACAGATCTTAAAAAATAGAGGTCTCTTATTTGAAACTAAGAAAGTAGAAGAAGTAGTCTATGATGAAAGACCAGTATTAAACTATTCCTTAGGATCTTTAGATAGAGGCATTAGAGCTGAAATAAAAGCTTTAGGAAAACAGGAAGGAGAAACAGTATCTGCAGAAGATTTTAAGAAAGCTGAAAAAAAAGCTAAAGATAACTTAGAAAAAAATCCAACACATTACCTGGACTTAGTGTCCGGGGAATCTTCTAAAGTTAATAAACATGATAGAGAAGTTGAAACAAAAAGAGGTAAAGCAGAAGTAGACGTGTTTAACGGTATGAAGAAAGCAACACTAAAAGAAAGCGGATATACAGAAAATCAAATTAGTACCGCTATAGCTAAAATTAAAGAGAGAAAAGGACTAACCACAGAAGAACCTTCTAGTAGTAAAAAAGAAATTTTAGCAGCAGCTATAAACGCTATTACAGCAGAATATCAGGAAATACCCGGTCTTAACGCTATAATAAAAGATTTCTTACACACAAAAGCTACCGGTTTAATGAACAATCCAGATATAGACCCTGTAAGTGAGTTTGATGAATTTATTAGTGTTAACTATGATTCACTAAACGAAAAAGAATTAGCCGATAAAGATTATGACGGAAACGGTAAAATTGAAACAGGTGAAAAAGAACATAGAGGAGCTAGAACTAAAGCTATTAAAAGAGCTATGAAAACAGAAGGAGATTCTGAAAATCTTGAAGCTGAATTTAGAAATAATTTAGCAAAAGTAAATTTTAGGGGGATAGTAGATAAATACGCACCTAAGGGATTAAATAATCTACCTACAGAAGATGATTATATTAAAGCATGGGAGAACGAAGGAGGATTAGACCCAGACTTCCTTGATATAAGAATGCTTCAGCAAGACATTATTGATTACGCTAGAAAACTAGATAATCAGAATATGGCAGAAAATGAAGATTCAGATTTAGAAACAAAATTTAGAGAAGCCCTATTTAAAATTAATTTTAAAGTACTAATTGATAAATATACTCCTAGAAATGTAAATAACTTACCAGACGAAGATGATTATATTAAAGCATGGCAAGACTCAGGAGGATTAGATCCAGATTATTTAGACCCAAAACTCCTTCAACAGGACGTAATTCATTACGCTAAAAACCTAGATAATCAGAATATGAGGGAAAGTAATGCTAAATTAAAAGAAGCTGTTAAATCTATTATTAGAAAAGTATTAACAGAAGAGTCTATTAACGAAGCAGCTACAGGAAACCTTTCCCATATTGCAGACGAGTATGATGGATTTCAAGGAATGCAGAATGCTATCAATCAACTAGAAAACATTGTAACAGATGTAGAAGCGTATTATTCTAAAGTAAGAGAGAAGATTCAAAAAGTATACGGAGATTTAGGTAATATTACAAACGAAGAGGGATTAAAAGTTGGAGGCTTCTTAGCACCAGCCATAGAATCAGCGTTCATGAAAGATCTTAGACCAGTAATAGCAAAAGGATTTATTAAGGGATTAGATCTCCCTAAAGTAAAAACAATATCTTCAAAAGACATAGAAGCTCATAATTCAGGAGAGAGACCATTAGGAGAAGAAGGTATGGATAAACAAACGATGTTTACCCCGGTATATGAATCTAAAAAAAAATAAACTATGTCACAGCTATTAGTAGATGTCACCCCTTTTAGATCCCTACTTACAGAATCCAAAACAAAACCTGGAGTCTACGAAGTAGAAGGTATTCTGCAGAGAGCAGTAGCCAAGAATCAAAACGGACGCACATACAGTAAAGAAATTCTTCTTAGAGAATCTCAAAGATATATAGAAGAATTTGTTAAGGTTGGGAATGCCTTTGGAGAACTTGATCACCCTGAGTCTCCTATAGTCTCTCTAAAGAACGCTTCACATATAGTAAAAGAACTATGGTGGGAGGGGGACGCCCTTATGGGACGTATAGAGCTATTAAATACACCTTCAGGTAATATTGTTAAAGAAATATGCAAAGCAGGGCATACAATAGGTATTTCCTCTAGAGGAACCGGTTCAGTACAGCAAACAAACGAAGGTACTTTAGAAGTACAAACTGATTTTGAGCTAGTATGTTGGGACTTCGTATCTAATCCATCTACACAGGGAGCTTTTATGAACCCAGTAGCCTTAAATGAAGGAAAAACAACTGATACTATATACAGTAAACTAGAGTTAATTATAAACGATATATTAAGAGCATAATGAGCAACAACTTTAACCTACGAGGGTTTATATTAGAAAATAAACTTTCACAAACAAGTAAATTAATTAAAGAACAAGGAATAGAAGGTGGGGAAGAAGCCTTAAGAGTATCTTTAGAGAGAATCAACTTTGATCGAATAATGAATAAATATGCTCCTAAACATATAACAAGTCTTCCTACAGTAGATGATTATATAAATGCATGGAATGACCAGGGAGGAATAGATACAGATTTGCTACAAGATTTAGCAGCTTTAAAAGACGATGTAATTGACTTCGCCTCCAATTCGGAGGAGATGTCAATGAGAGAAAGGAAAAACGAAGTTTCTTTAGAGAATGAACCAAAAAAAGGTACAAATGCAAGTATTGATGCTATGTTAGCTAGGTCTGCACGTAGAGGGAATCCTCCTAGTGCTTTAACAAAACCTATAGATAGATCAACCATAGAAGTAGATGGCGTTGACTCTAGAGACTACCCAGACTTTGCTGATGCTTTTATAAGTTATGCAGAATACGAAGACGGAACTCCATTAACAGATGATGAGCTAGATAATCTAACAGATGAAATGGCTGATGAAGTAAATGACATGGCTATACAGAGTATAATGGAGGGTTTAACTAAAAGAGAAAAGACGCTTAAAGAAGCAGTTCTTAAATCATTAAAATAATTCCCTCGGACGCTACCGAAGGCAGGTGACGATTCCCTTACAGCAATGTAAGGGTTTCTTGTTTTTTACGATATTTATAGGAAATGAAAGAA